TCCGTGTACTTATTTCTCTTCTGCCAATCTCCGGCAACATACAAGCCGGACTCTCTGGCGGTTACGCAGGTCATGATATCGGCACTCGTCGAGTCAAACCAGAGGTCACCTACAGAGTATGGAGGTTTTGGCTGACTTACGAAAATCTGAGCCTTTCCGTCGATGGCATCGTAAACACCGCTCGGCGGCTCTGCTTTCATCTGTTCCCACGCGCTACCGTTGTAGATATAGGATTTCTGCTCGGTCGTGTTGTACCACAAATCACCCTTATGCTGCTTTTTCAGTGCGTCCGTTGTCCACGACTTAGACGGGTCTGTGCTCTGCCGCCACGTTTCCGCTTTTCCGTCTATCTGATTCTTAACATCAGAAAGAGTGTTTGCGTACTCTCCCTTGATCCAGTTGTTAAGAGAGGAGTCATCCGTGTATTTATTCCGCTTCTGCCAATCGGATGCCACGTATGAGCCAGACTCACGAGCCACAACGCAGGTCAGAATGTCGGATGTCGCCGAGCTGAACCACAGGTCGCCGATCGAGTACGGAGGTTTTGGCTGGCTTACGAAAATCTGAGCCTTTCCATCAATGATGTCGAAAACATCGTTCGGGATGCTCATTTCATGCCAAATTCCGGCTTGATAGATGTATTCCTTATTAGTCGATGGGTTTTTCCAGAGATCGCCATCGTGAACCATCTTTTCACTCTCAATCACGGTCATGATCGCCGCGCCGGTGTTGTCCGTAACGGTCGCTCCGGTGTGATCCAGCAACGCTTCTTCGGTCGTTCCCGTCCACTGTAAGGATGGGTCGGTTGTCTGATACCATGTTTCAGCTTTTTTGTCGATCGAATTGGAGATTTTATCTATTTTGTCGTCATACGCGGTGATGAAATCGCCCAGCTCCTTGCTGACTGCTTTTACGGCGGAGTCATCCGTGTACTTATTTCTCTTCTGCCAATCTCCGGCAACATACAAGCCGGACTCTCTGGCGGTTACGCAGGTCATGATATCGGCACTCGTCGAGTCAAACCAGAGGTCACCTACAGAGTATGGAGGTTTTGGCTGACTTACGAAAATCTGAGCCTTTCCGTCGATGGCATCGTAAACACCGCTCGGCGGCTCTGCTTTCATCTGTTCCCACGCGCTACCGTTGTAGATATAGGATTTCTGCTCGGTCGTGTTGTACCACAAATCACCCTTATGCTGCTTTTTCAGTGCATCCGTTGTCCACGACTTAGACGGGTCTGTGCTCTGCCGCCACGTTTCGGCTTTCCCATCTATCTGCGTCTGCACATCCTTGAGCGTTTTTGCATAGTCTCCCTTGATCCAGTTGTTAAGAGAGGAATCATCAGTATATTTATTTCTTTTTTCCCAGTCTGCAGCATTAAAATTTCCGCTCTCTCTCGCAGTCGTACAGGTCATAATATCTGCACTGGAAGAATCGAACCATAAGTCACCCACATCATACGGCGTAGTTGGCTGCTTAACGAAAATCTGAGCCTTGCCATCAATCGCGTCAAATACGGCTTGTGGCGGCGTTGATGTCATTTCCTGCCATGCTGAGCCATTATAGATATAAGTTTTCTGGTTCTCTGTGTTGTTCCACAAGTCGCCCTTATGCTGGGATTTCAGCTCATCCGTTGTCCAATTGGCCGCCGGATCAGTGCTCTGCCGCCACGTTTCCGCCTTACCGTCAATCTGAGTAGACAAGTCGGCAATCGTCTCTTTGTAGTCGCCAGAAAGGAAGTTTTCAAGCGCGGTATCGTCTGTATAAGTATCTTTTTTCGCCCAGTCGGACGCATTATACTTTCCAGATGTGCGCTTAACTACGCAGACAAGGATAGTTGTTCCGGTGAACCATGTATCGCCTACGTCATAAGGGGGAATCGGTTCGCCAACAAAAATCTGCGCCTTGCCGTCGATTTTGTCAAAAACATCGTCTGGAACGCTCATTTCGTGCCAGGTTCCATCCTTATAGATGTACTCGACGTTATTGGTTGTGTTATGCCACAAGTCGCCGTTATGAGCCGCTTTTTCGCGATCCCATACGGTCAGAATGTTTGCACCGGTGCTGTCCGTAATATTCGCGCCGGTATGGTCCTGCAATGGTTCAGATGTGCTATTATCTGTCCATTGGAGCGCCGGATCTGTTGCCTGGAACCACGTTTCGGCTTTCTTGTCGATCGATTTGGAGATTTCGACAAGTGCTTCGGCATAATCGGTGTAGATGAAATTGTTAAGTTCAGAATCGTCTGTATACTTAACCGCCTTGATCCAGTCAGAAGAATCATAGGCACCAGACTGTCGTGAGCGCTGACATCTCATAAGGTCGGAAGTATCATTTCCCACCCACAGGTCACCTACATCGTACGGAGGATACGGCGTAGCTGTAAAAACGCGGCGTTTTGAATCTGCGGTGTCTTTAGCTTCTGCGGCTTTCTGCATAGCAAGCGTGATATCGGTATCCTGTACTAGCTGCCAACTCCACGCCGATCCGTCTTTCTGGAAGCGGTACGCATAACCTTTCGATTTCCAATAAAATAAGTCTCCCTCATGAGCCGTCTTTTTCTCCTCAGTATCCCATTCTTTCGCCGGAACGTTGTTTAGCGTAGGCTCGTAATCGTAATAGAACGTTTCGATCTGTCCGTCAATCTGCTTTTGCAGGTTGGAAATCATAGGGTTGTATATATTGCTTGTAAAGTCGTTCAGAGAAGATTCCGCTTTTTTTTCGGCAATATCTGCCACCGTTTCGCCCTGAATGGAAAGAGAAACCACGCTAAGCCGGACTTCTCCCGTTTCAGCATCCATGTAGACGGTCTGTTTTCCGTTTCTGTCCTGGATAATAAGGGTGCCGCCAACTCCCCAATCGAAATTAATACCAATAGTAGTCATGATCTTAGCTATCATGACTCCATCTACAGTAAATCCACCGTTCCAAGTCTTTCCGCCGTCGGTCGATGCTGTGATTGTATCAGCCGTTATTTTGAAAACACTTTTGGATTCCGCAAGTGTAGGCTTATCGTGCAGATAGTAGATGCTGCTGCCATCCGGCTGCACTTCGCTCGAAATATAGGTTCCAGGTGCGTTGGAAACCTGTTTTTCGAGAGCGTCCATCTGTTTTTCAAATTCTTTTTTAATAACCTGCTGCTGCTTTTTGAGATTCTGGTATACTTTCGAGCCAGATGTCGCCTTTTGCGACTTTACGGTTTCTGGGCTGTCTGTATCGCAGGAAATAGACGTACTGCCAAGGTACGTGTAAGTAATATTGCTCAGAACCGAAAAGAAAAGATTTCCTTTCATATCCTGCACGAAACACGGGTCCATAAACTCAGCAAGCGGGTTTGAAATGTGATCTCCGCTGAATGTGTAAAATTCCAGCCCGACAATAACATTTCCGATTAGCTGCAGTGCCTGTGCTTCTTTGCCGGAAATCAATGGATTTTCGATCAAGAAGCAGTAATCTTCCGAACCTACAATATAAGATTGCTTTTCATCTCCATCGTCGTTCTCCGCCTTAACTCCAGTTATCCGAATCATATCTGTCGAAATGCTCGGATTCTTCTGAAATCCAGAAAAATTCTGTGCTTTCGTGTAATCATACGTGCCATCTGACTTTTTAAGGCCGGAAAAATCATAGCTCTTAATAATAACAGCACCGTTGGAATCGCACATGGCATTTCCGCCAGCAATCATAGCGATATATCCGAGCATCTCCCTGCATGTAACATTTTCAGAAATTGCATCTACCACGAAATCACCATTTGTGAATTTCGCGCTGCCAGCAACAAGATTACACTGAATGCAGACATCCCGATAGATATTAAATATAGTCGCCGGAAACGTCGTATTTGCAACGTAACTATCGGATGTTTTCGCCATGTAATCTGCAGCAACAAGCGTAATTGTGGATCCCGGCGTGGTCGGCTCAACTACAGAAAAGATTCCCTCTTTGATTTTTTCTACGCTTCCATCATCCAGCGTCATTCCCGTAAAAAGCGTGATTTCTGCGCCGTAAAAGTCAATGGCATCAAATCTTCCGTCGTAGTTATCCAAATTAAGCTCTATTGTTCTTGAAAGCGCCACACCGAGGGGGAATGAACTTCCCCCATTGGTGGTGATGCTGTTACCGTCAATTCGAAAATCTTTGGACGGATCCAGAGTCAATTTTGTGCCGTTCCGTAAAACCACGTTCGCGTACGCATAACATGCAGAACCGTTTTCTACTTTTTTCCTAAATTCTGTGCTTACATTTTTCATGATGGGTCAATCCTCGTTACCTGGAAACTAAGACTTGTGCATTTTTCCTCGCCCTCTTTGAGGGAATACATCGCTGTGTCAACGTTTGCAACATAAAAAGCATGTGTCTCCCATTTTGCGGTTTTGATATTGAAATAATGGAAATTGAACTGAGACTTGAAAACAGTCTTTGAAAGGATTTCCGCTGCTGCTTCAAGGGTAATATCGGTCCATTTAAGGTTATACGCTTCAACGGTGAATAACCTTGTGTTGACCATTTTGCCGTTCATAAGCCGCCCGGAATCGTCCGAAGATGTTGCTGCAAAAGCAATTGTGTAACCATCTTCGTCAACATCTGGCGGCGTGTAGCCATCAAACTGCAAATGATTTTGTGCCATGTATGCCCTCCTTAAGTCGTAGACAGCTCGAATGGGTTATTTCCACCCTGTATCTGCTGCAGCTTTGCTTCGCTGATTGTTTCCTTGAACAGGACTTTTCTGTCCAACTGTGCAACGAAAGTATAGCTTCCATTGCCTTTTCCAGACTCTTCCCGGACAATCTTACGGATAAGCCCCTCTGGTGCTTCGATATTGTTTCCGCTTTTCTGATCTCCGAGCATTGCCAGAAACTCCTGGTTTGGTGGGATGACCGCACCGGATGCCAGATGTGGGATTCTTCCGATAGTTGGAATATTTACATGCGGAATTCTATTCACGCCGCGGATCAGATTATTGATTGCTCCGATTGCCTGATTAACCATGCTGATGATCCCATTAATCGGAGCACGCACAACATCACCAATTCCGCTCATGATACTCGAAAAGATATTTTTGACGCTCTGCCAAGCATTCCGCCAGTCACCAGTAAACGCGTATTTAATAAAATTCATAATCCCAATAAATACGTTTTTCATAGTTCCGAATATTGACTTAATCAAATCGCAAAGAACCTGCGGAGCAATGCCAGCTACGCCAAAATATTTTACCCAGTCAACAGAGAATAATTTTTTCACCAGTGACATAAATGGAGTTAAAATATAGTCTCCAATCCATTCAATTACAGCGCCGCATGTATCCGCAAATCCCTGTGCTATTTGTCCTGCACCGGAAAAAGCTTTTTTCCAGTCGCCCGTAAACACACCAACAAGGAAATCGATCAAACCGCCGAGCATATCCAGAATTCCGTTCGCCATTTCTACCGCAGCGCCCAATAAATCAATAGCCGCGTCGCCTAGCCATTGTACTACAGGAGCCAATAACGGAATTACATTTTGAAGAATCCAATTAATAATGGGAACAAGAACGTTATTCCAAATTTGCTGTAGCGCATCAATGATTTTTGCGCACACATCAAGGAATTTATCGACAAAATCTGTAAGAGGTCCATTAATCAAATCTTCGAGCCGCGTTCCCCATTCATCGATGATAGGCACTACATAACTATTGTAAAGATCAAGCAGTGTTTCCAAAATAGACGCACAGCCTGATTCGAAGTCATCAATAAATGGCTTAACGCTCTCATCATAAAATGCAATAATTTTGTCGGATGTATCGTTTAAAAAGTCCTCGATAACCTGCGCGAGATGTTGTATCGGAGCAATTGTATTATTAATTGCTTCTGTTATCTTATCCTTGTTGTCAATCCACGGCTGTGAAATAAGATACATCTTATCCCGTTCGTATCGTGAAAAAATTTCTACGGCCAGACCTCCCAAAGTTGCAAAAATTCCAATAATATTTCCAGTCAGATCCTGTGCCGTCTGTGTTCCAAACGTGTTTGCAAACACTTCGGCTATGGTTTTTGCAATAAGACCAAACTGATCTGCCATTTCTGTGCCGACGTTAAAAATATCAACCAAGAATTTCTTGACTCTATCCTTATTTCTGCTTAGATAGCTTTCAAAACCGCCTACAAGATTAACAGCCAGTGTAAGACCTACGCTTGCTATTGATCCGGCCACGACCCCGAGATTATAGATTACAGATTCTGCAAAGCGTTTTGCGGCTCCTACTACTTCCGGGTCCGTGAAGATCTCCGCAAGATTCCTTTTGATGGATGCCAGATCCTTTTTCAGCTCTGCAAGCTGCGGTTTGTAATCTCCAAGGCCATCCCAGAAGCCGGACATAAACAAGTCTTTAATCTTTTTCAGCAAATCAAAAACTTTCTGCAGATTATCCAGAAAAGCGTTAGGGATCTGCTCTTCCGTGAACATCGGCGCACTGCCTGTTCCTCCTCCACCGCCGCCAGCTCCCGGGGATTTGCCGCCCCCGCCGCTGCCGGAACCGCTGTCGCTTTTCGAATCCATCTTGTGCAGATCATCGAGAGGGGAAAGGTATTTTTCCGTTGCTTCTGCGGCCGCATCTGCCGCATCTGCCGCGTCGTTGGTTGCGTCCGCTACATCTTCCGCACTCGATGCCGTATCACTTAGAGATGCCGCGTAATCCTTCTGGACGGCTAATGCTCGAGTGTATGTTTTCTTACCAGACAGTATCGAAAAGAACATGCTTACGTAAGTTGCCGCGGTGCTAAGCATGTCGATGAATTTTGACAGAATCGGTGCAATCGCTGTAAGAATCGGCGCAAATGCTGTCGCAAGACTGTTTTTGAGCCGTTCCAAGCTGCCCCACAACATAGAGATAGCCGAGTTGGTTGAGCCGGATTCCTGCGCCAAATTTGACATTCCAGCCACAACCGCGCTTCTCAGCTTATTGAAAAGAACGAATAATGAGCGGATGCCTAGACCGTATTTTAGCAACGTCATAATTCCGTTTTTGGCATTTCCTGCAGCACTTCCGGTCTCTTTCAGAGAATTTGCGGCTTTCTTTCCACTGTCAGCAATTTTTTCGTTGGATTTTGCCAACTTTGACGCGTTGTCTGCTGTGTTTTTAGTCGCTGAATTATTCGCCGAGTTTGAATAGCTGTCAATGCTGTCTTTTACGTCATCATACGAGGTTTTTAACCGGTCATTGATACTTGCCAGCTTTTCTTCTTCCTGCGCCAACTTCTCCATTGCTGCAGCTGCTTCTTTTGTTGGCTCGGTTTTAATTACATCAGTACCAAATTTTTCTTTTTCGCGCATTTTCGCTTCTACTGCACTATATTTTTCGTACAGCAGATCGAGATTTTCTAAGGTGCTTTTAATTTCTTCATCATTAATTCCACCAGTATTTGACGCGCGCAATTCGTCCCATTTTGCTTTTGCCACATCAATTGCTTGACTTAATGACTCAAGCTCAGATTCAAGTTCTTTGTATTTGTAGGTCGGAGGTTCACCGCCTAACGCAGAAGAAAACGCTTCTCCGTTTTGTTCCAACTCTTGTAATTCTTTGTTTGCGTCATCAATTGTTTTCGCGAGCTGGTCAATATCGTACTGATAGCTTTTATACTTTTTGCTGTCCTCGCTGCCGCCCAGCGCCACGAATTTTTCCTGCGCATAGACCAGCTTGTCCATCTGCGTCTTAGCAGACTCTATCTGTGCCTGGATCTCTTTGTATTCGTCTGTCGGTATCTGCTGTTTTCCGAGTTCAGCAACCTTTTCTTTAAGTTGTTCGACTCTTTTTTCCTGCTCTCTGTACTGATCGTTCAACTTTGAAAATGCATTCGCCTGCTTGTTAAGTGATGCTTTGGCCTTGTCTCCAAGACCATTAATAGACGAGATACACTGCCGCACATTCGCTTCCAGCTCCTTACTGCCAGCTTTTGCGCCGTTTGTGTCAATCTCCGTATCAATGATGATATAGCCGTCAGCCTGTCCCGCCATGCGTATTCCTTCCTACCGTGTAACTTTTAACGGTTTATGCCGGTGCTCCGTATGCTCCGGCAGTTATTTTGATATTCCGAAAAGCTCTCTAAGAGCTGCTTTTTCTTCTTCGCTTCTCTGGCCGCTTGACGATTTGAGATCGATGATAGTCTTGTTATCTCTGTAATATTCCTGTTCCCACTTGTCCAGTTTCTTTCCTTTGGCTTTTTTATCTCGGATACTTACCACGGTCGCAAACGTGCCTTCGCCGATCTCCATGTAGAATGCAAAAAAAGTCCACCAGTGCAGATACTTCTGACCGCGCACATCTTTTCCGGCAACCTTATTGATAGACGGAATAATAATGGTTGCATCCTGTATCCAGTCCATTAATTTTGGCCTTTTTCGCTTTGTGTCCTCTGAAAATCCGCAGTCAATAAATTCACATGCTTTTTCTGATGCTTCTTCCCATTCGGTGGGTGGCATATCGTCAAAATCAATATAGAGGATAGCTAACATACTTATGACCTGTTCAGCCCTCTTTTCGTCCTCGGTCATATCTGGTTCGAAAATCTCGGGATCGTTCATACATTGCAAAATATCCAATACCACTCGGTAATCTGAGCGTATTGGATATTCTTTTCCTGCAACGTTGAGCGATGTCGGAAGGCTCCACGCGTCCATTATTTACGATATTTAGCAACGTATTTATTCATACGTGTTCGAACTTTCTTCGCCCTGTGTTCGGTCTCAGTTTCGATCACGCGGCCGATAGCGTCAACAACTTCTTCGAAAAACAGCTTTCCAGAAGCAAGCGGAGAGAACGGGCCTAAGATGCTGAAAAATGATTCTTTCGAATCCGATCCGATCAGATAGGAAAGCTCATCAGCAACCATGCTTTCAACCTTTTTAATGTCCGCCGGTTCGTTTTCCGGCACTGAAAAGCTGTTCAGATGTTCTACAACCTCATCATATCGTGAGATAAGATTGGTGTCGGATGGTCGAAAATCAAATTTCCCGTATACATGGCCCTGCTTATTTTTGATGTAATAAGTTTTTAAGCCATCATCAATAATGATATCGTTACTCTGCGGTTTTACGAGTTTGTTGCTCATTGGAAAGCTCCTTTCTATTCGTGTGTGATCTTACGCCAGGGATGTGCTTCTATCGGAAGCTGGCGCTGCGCCCTCATTAAATTCCGGAGTTCCGGTTTTAAGAGAAGCTGCGCTTACGTATCCTTTGGTGAATTTGCCATCTTCGGAAACGGCAAACGGGATATTAAGGCCTGCAGTATCGCCGCCGTAAGACTGCGGTTTTACGATGACCTCACGCACGTACGCAAGATGATTGGTCGCCGATGTGTCCTCCACGATGACTTCCAGCATAAGGGTTTTACAGGCATCGCCTTTTTTACGTTCAAGGGCGATATCTCGCAGTACCGGATACAGTTTGTTATCCGGGTCAGCATAGAACGGATCAGCGTCCATAGACGGCTCATATCCGTTGTCTCTCGTTTTGGTCTGGCCGAGAATGTTTTTGGTTGTTTCAGTGTCCGGGTTAAGCTCTACGGACATATCCTCGATGTCATCACCTACCAGCACCCAGCTTGCGGATGCCACGACTCTCTTGAATGTCGAATCAAGGTAAGTGGCCATTGCTTCACGCTCAAGTTTTGACATGTTTTTTCCTTTCTACCGCGTAACTTTTCGCGGTCAGCGGCTGCCGAATCGGTGCCGGTATGATTATTTTTTGAATTTCTTTCGATATTTTAATGACATGCTGATAACCCAGTCCTCCACTTTGTTTTCTGCCACCGTATCAAGATAAGATGGCGTAAGGCGGGTTATAGATTCAATAACTCTTCCTTCTGTAAGTGTCGGGTAAGATTCCAGATGATATTCTTTCCCATCCACCTGCACAGGCTGTTTTTCCAGCCATTTTCCGAGAGTGTCAAGAAATTCTTTGATTTCTGTCTTAATTCCCGGCGTTGTAGGTGCTGAGCGATACACGATGTAAAACGGATAGTTGCAAAGCTGATCCACAATTCCTGTGATGTATTTCTTTTCAGAAGCAACCACAGCTCCACTCACTGGATAGAATGCAATCCCTTCATCCTCTTTGAGCGAAGAAAACTTGATCTTTTCGGTCGGCTGAAGTCCGGGGAAAGTGTTCAGAACTGTTTCCAGCGCTTTCGTTACGATGTCGTATCCGTCCACATCGTATGTAACAGTTTTTTTAACCTCCTCCGGCACGTTTCTTCACTCCCTTCACCCATTCTTTGCCGTGTGCCGCTTTTGCGGCATCAAACCAGTGATCCGTAGCAGACGGATGCGCGGTTCTATCGAATTTCAGTGGTGTATCAGTAACAACTTTTTTTGCGCCAGGTCTCGCCCACGCTGAACGCGTCTCCGGATCAACCATAAGTTTTCCCTCGTACAGGAACCGTCCATACGGTGGAGCGCCTGCGCACACCTTTCCAGTGCCCTGCATGGATGCACTGCGCACTCTGGTTGCATCCACCATGATTCCGTCACGAAAAGGCATGTACGGGATCATATCATTCATAACCTGTCCATCAAGCCAGAACTGCGCTTCCTGGAACTGCTTGTCAAACCTCGTAAGGTCTACCTGTACCTTAACATGTCCATTCACGACCGAAAAACTGGGGAAATGTTTCGTATTGCTCATTATTTTCCCCCTATTTCAAAATGAGGAATAAGCCTGTACGGACCGCCTACATTGCTGATGGAAAACACATTATCGTATTTTTTATTCATGTAGTCATAGAATCCGCGGTCTACTCTGCTTGTGTATTCCGCGTCTTTCACCACGCCGTACATCTGTCGTTCAACGATTGTTGTAATCGGCATTTTTTTGTGATCCTGCACGTACGCTCCGTTATGGTCAATAAGATATGCTTGTTCTTTCTTCACGCAATAATCGCCCAAAACAAAGAAATCCTCGCTGGCGAAAGTGATCGTTCCCGGAAGCTCTTCATTTGTCTGAGCTTTCCAGGCTTTCGGCGATAACCATTTCTTTCCCTGCACCACAATCGTGCCGTTATCTGGCGTGTACGCCACATGCAGGCTGGCCGTATCGGCGCTGTCAATACCGGTCCTGACAATATTTGCGACCTTATCTGTGATAAGATCCACATGCTGCAGCACGGTCGGATACCAGAATACATTCCCGGTTTGATCTTCGTACCGATTGAAAAGAGTTATGGTTTCATCATACATGGTTTCACCTACTTCTTATTCTTTACAAGCGCCGTCTCATATTGACCGCTAAAACGTGATTTTCCATTTGAGTACCACGTATAGCCTTTGGGATTCGTAAGAGCATTTTCTACGGGTTTCCAGCCTTTAGGGGGGGGGTATTGAAACGTTTTACCGTCTTACCGTTTACAGTTTTCATCATTCCACTGTTGCTACCTCTTCCACCCATCTCACAACCTCACTCCTGCATACAGGACCGGAACGCCGTCATCCGTCATAACGCCCTGTAGATTTTCGAGAATAATCTGTGTCACGAGCACGTTTTCTACCTTTTTGTCCATCGCCGCTTGTCCGTAGACGCTGGAATTTGTACCGCTGGTTCCGGTCACGTAGGAGATGCTTTCACTGCCGGAAGAAATCGAAGAAACGGCCTTATTGATGACCGTTCCATCTTCTCTTTTTACGGTTCCTACTGTTTCCATCGCGGCATTTTTTACGGTGTCGATCTGAAAAAGCGCATCCGCCAGTGTACAGACCGCTTTCTTGATCTTTTTCTGTGCCCGTTCGTTTTCCGGCAGCCCGTCTGCAAGCCGGTCGAATGTCAAAACATCAATTCGATCACTTGCCCGCTCGGCGTACCGCGGAAAGTCGGATTCTGGCACGGTATCGCCGAAATATGAAGTTGTGTAAAATTCATAATCTGCATAAGCCATGCCAGATACCTCCGTCAACCGTTGGACTTAATCAGTCCCATACGGATGTTTTTGTGATTGAATGCAAGTGACCAGTTCGCTTTTGCTCCGAGTTCCGCATTGGTCGGGGATTCTTTTGTGATTCTGTTTGCATTGATTGAGAATCCGTTCGGATGCAGCACGTAGCCCTGTTTTGTGTACAACTTACGAATACCGGCTTTGGTTTCCGGATCGTAGTCTGCATAGTACGGGTCCTCGTAGTTGGTTTTATCGCAGGTGAGCACCGTTCCAGATCCGATCATATAGCTCTTATAGATCGGAACGTCTGTAGATGTGTCTACCGTGAAACGATCAGATACAACTGGAATGAATCCGCCGATCGTCGGAAGCTCAACATCTCGCTCGATAGCATTGGTGATCGTGTACTTGTTGTAATCAACCAGCCCCATAGCCTTGTAACGAGCGTAGATGTAAGAGTTAAGGACCAGCAGACCCATGTTCTCGTCTGCGTCTCCAACTGCTTTCTGCTGCGCGAAAATCAGTGTTGTATCATTGATTTTGTTTGCATCGGTTACGGTTGTAACCCCAGAAGATGCCGTCGCCGAAAGATCCGTAACATGATCTTTCATACCGTCCAGTGAAAGAACTGCATCAACAATAGCCATGAGATCACGGGTTCTTACCTGCCGATAGAATCCAGCAACTGAATTCGCAACGTGCGTCATCGGGTCAGCGCCGGTCAGCTCTTTTGTGAAATCCTGGGATTTCCATGCTTTCATACGCTGGGTCAGCATACAAGTCTGTTTCTTTCCACTGATCTCTGTCGGGGTGTTGTCGGTTTCACCATCATTGTTGAGCGCGTGAGATTCATCCTCATCAATCGGAACATAGAACGGAAGTGTTGCAACGTTTCCTTTTGTTCCGATCAGATCCATGATCGTCTGATCCTGTACAAGGATTCCAGACGCTAAGATTCGGTCATTCCAGGTCGGCTGCTCGCTCATGTAGTCGGAGAACACCTCCGGATCAAATGAAAAGCCGCCAAAAGTACCAGTTCTTGGCATTGTGTTTCCTTTCTACCGCGTAACTTTTTGCGGTCAAGCGTTATCGCGTGATAACGGTGTTATTTCGAGAGTGCTTCGTACAGCTCGGGATCTTCTTCTCTTAATTTGAGTCTTTCATCAAGATTCATTTTGCGGAAAGTTTCTTTCGTAATCTCGCCGCCATTGCCGCCGGTTGTAGGCTGTGTGAACTTGGCTGCATTGCTCTTTGCCTTTTTGGCTCCGGCATCCGCGAAAATCCCTGCTTTCTGTTTTCCGTCCTTGTCGGTAATCATCTCTGTGAAGATATCCGAAATAGACTTTCCTTTTGCAGAATCAGCATCCAGCGCTTTTGTAAGCTCTGCGCGGTAGTAGTCGGCAGTAATATCGTTCAAAAACTCGTATTTCTTCGCTCCCTTTTCGTCTGTAGCCGTCAAGAAATCATTTACCTGTTTTTCGACTTCTGCCTTTCTGGCATCTGCTGCCCGTCCAGCTTTCTCTTCGTTGAGCTGTGTGGTGAGGGTTGTAACTTTCGTCTGTAATTCTTCGACGTTCACATCTTTGAATCCCTCCAGCTCTTTCTGCACATCGTCCAGCGAGTTCTTGTACTCATCACGCTTTGTAACTACCTTGTCATAATCTGATTTGGTCCGATAGTTTTCTTCCATCTTCTTTTTCAGATCTGCTTTTTTGTCTTCCGGAATCTCGATTTCGAGTTCTGAAAGAATTGCTTCGTAATTCTGCATTTTCTATCCTCCTAAACGTTGTTTTTAACTGCCCGTCGGCAGTAATGGATTTAGGCAGATCAACCTCTGCCGGGGTAATGGGAAAATAGGATTCGAACCTATCAAGCAGTCCAAAGATCCAGCATCTTATGGCAGAATCAAGGGGGATGATGCCAGTTTTCCATTACTGTTTCCCAATTGTGTAATTCATAGTAATAAGAAACACGCCGCGTTTTCAGAAAGGCTTGAGGAACGGAAAACGCGGCATATTTCAGACACGTTCCGAGCCTTGTGCAGGCTCTTAACAGGATCCCCTAGAACGTCGAAAGGAGGTGAATTGAACATCAAAATGACTTACAAGCCCATCCCAACTTCTTTTCACGCTCCTATCGTACTACATTCAATGTTTTTCGTTGTACCCATCTTGTCATCACGAATCAGCAAGTTTTCGAATCTGCTGCATGATGGCCTGTCTTTCGTCGCGAAAATCCGCATCAAGAATCATCGCCTGCAGCATATCGAACACCTCAACCATCAGGCGGCCGACGGAATCCATAAGCTTATCTTTGTGCGCCGCGTCTCCGTGTTCCTGGTACGCCATTTTTGCCGCAATGTACTCGTCATACAGCGCGTCAATATTCTTATCGTATTTTCCATTGCTGTACTTCTTAATCAGCGTTTCTGACGCGTCCATCATGGCCGCAGGAATGCTCTCACACTCCATTTTTCGCATATTGCATAACGTGGTCGTGATTTTGAACATTGCGTCAAGGTTATCTGTCGTGAGTTTCTGCATCGCAGATTCTTTTTCTCTTTCCAACTGCTTTTCCAGCACTTCTTTCACGTTTCCCATCATTCAACCTCGATTCCTTTCATGCGTTTTTTGTATTGTTCGTTCAATTCTTTCTGCGACTCAGTGATATGGACCATATCATAGCCGGTCGAGATCAGATCAAGAATAATTTTGTCAACCTCTTTCAGTTCATCGCCCACATCATCTATCAGCGAAGTTACAAGCATGAAATCTTCCACATTTCCTTTTTCAAGTAGCGTTGCGGCATAGCTCTGATATACCGCTTTTGTCTCCTCTTCCCATTCACGATAGGCGGAAAATCCATCCTCTACGGCTTTCTGTTTAGTGCCTTTTCCGACGGAAATACTTTTTGCGGCATACCATCCGTCCGGAATCATTTTAACCTCGCCAGAAAACGCATCTGGAATAATTTTCCCGTGCCGTTCGATGTAATATCGGCACACCTTACGGCGCTCAAGGCTTTCTGCGATGTGCTGGTACTCATGTATCCGTTTATAACCTTTCAGCCCGAGAAAATCGAAATAATCTGCCATCTGGCCGTGCATCATGATAGCTGCCACGAAGCGGCTGTTGATTTCCGAAAAAATAGCATCCGCATCTGTTACGTCTGTTTTGCTTCGGAAAGTAATCATGATTCGTCACCCCCTACGCAACTTTTTTGATGATGAGGTTCGCGTCTTTTACCAGGACTTCGGTTGTAGAAATATTTCCGACTGATACAGTAAGGCTTGTTCCTGCCGGTACAGGGATCAGCGTGTCCGCGCTCACGTTCTGATAAGTGTTCGCCGTAACCACGGTATAGTCCATCTCTGTTCCTCCAACCGCTTCTCCGTTCAGTTTCAGCGTAAGCACGGTCGCGCCTGCTGCCGCCGCTGTTACGTTTCCATTGAACTGTAATTCTACTGCGATCGGAAGGTTCGTCCGATTCGTGATTGTGAAAATTCCGCTTCCCTCGATGTGGTTCAGCCATCCGCTGGAGCATCCACAACGACGGGATTTTACGCGGGTATTGGTAAATACAACATTCTGTCCTACCGCTACTGTCTGTTCTGTTTTTGCAATTACATTTAGCATAATTTCTCTCCTTTTTTGAAATGAAACAGGGGCAAGCTCCGCGCCTACCCCTGCAATTTTGCACAACTACTATTTCGTAGATTTGGAATCTTCCAACATGCTGATTATTTTATTTTGGTTTTCGATGATCCGGTCAAGGTACTTTCTGTCCTGTTCCTGCAGGTGTTTTGCGATATCCGCATTGCTCGCCTGCGATAGGTCGCTCTGATAATTCATCGCCTGCAGGAATACACCGAACAGGTTCAGAAGATCGAGCGCGGACAGCTCGCTTGTGCTCATCACAGCACGTTACCGCCATTTCCGCAACATCCGCCGTATCCGGTCATGTTGTACGCGAAATACGGGGAACATGTAAGATAAGCCGGTGTAGGTGTCGGGCGTACCGCATCAATGATTGTACGGGTCTGCGAAACCTGTGAAATCTGATTGTACGCGTTCTGCAGATCGCGGTCACGGTCTGACAGCTTATCCCTGAGTGCCTGGATGGTGTTTTCCTGCATCATCTGTCTGGTTGCGTTTCCGTCGGCCAGAATGCTCTCTTTGATGTCACAGCAACACTGTGCCATCTGAGCCTGCATATTCTGTGCCATGAGTGCCGCATCATATCGGCTCTGCAGGATCTCTTTCTGTGTTTCACAGCAACAATTCTGCTGTGCCGCCTGCACCTGCTGTAAGCCGAGCTGATTGGTATACCGGTTTTCCAGTACGTCTCTCTGCGTCTGGCAAGCTGTGTTGGAAACGTTCTGATTGGTATTGAAAATGTCACGTTTGACAAATTCATCAGAAATGAAATTGTCCTGCACGCCAGTCTCAACGCCGCCACGGTTCCATCCGCCCATCATCGGGAACAGAAATGCCAGCAGAATAATCCAGATCCACCAGCAGCCACCGCCCCAGTCATCGTCATTGTTTCTCGTTACGGCTGCTACATCAGCCGCGCTAAGTCCCATTGTTCCATCTGTCATGGTTCTTTCTCCTTATCCTTCTATTTATTAAGGCTGTGCACCGCCCTAATATCTTATTTCATCAGCCCAGAGAACTGCCCCGGGTCCATCCCGTTCTGTCTGCACATGTCCTCGAATACCTGCTTTGGGTTCTTACCTTTGCACATATCCATAGCTTTCTTGACGTTCGGGTTAGTCTGCGCCATCTGTTCTACTGCGGCCTGCGGATTGCCCGCCTGTTTGAGCTTATTGACCATCTGCATAGCCTGCATCATCGCACCCATCGGGTTGTTGCCGCCGCCCATATTGCCTATCATGCTCATTAATGGATTCATACGGATTCCTCCTTATTCTCCGGCTTTTCGCCTAATCGCGTCAGCAGAGCGTCAAATTCCTGCCGCGTAACGTATTCTTGTCTTTCTTCTTTCGGCTGGCTCTGTGCCGGGTTTAGGGCTTCTGGCGAGATCTCGGCGAACTGAAACACCTTGAAAGTCGCGCTTCCCATGCCGTCCACAGACTTAACGTAAAACACAGGGCTGTTGTTGTCCATCATCCAGGCAGTGTGTCCAGGCTGGACAATCTGATTTCTTGCGCCCTCGATACCTGCAACCTGTATCCAATTTACGTTGCTGGTCGGCGCCTGCTGCTGTTGCTGACTTTGTGGTGCATACATGCTCATCTGCTGGTTTCTCGCCTGTTCCAACTGATTAATTCTTTGCTGTAACATCGCCTGTTCATTTGCAAATGCCTGTGGGTCAATTGTTGTATACGGATACATATTCATTCCTCCGTTCTCTTTCTACTCATATTTTAGGCGCAAAAAAAGGACTCTGACAGTTCGTCAAAGTCCCATGAAATGCTTAAAAAAGTATCAATCAGCATACTTTAATGATTTTGGTGTTTACGTTTCTGCTGATCCGTTTGGCAGTAGAAACAGAAATGTTCATTAGTTCCGCACACTTTTCGAGCGGAATATTCCTACTCCGATAATCAAAAAGTGTACGTTCGTCCCGCGTAAAATTACAATACGCGCGAAAATATTCCAGCTCCGGTACTGTGAATTCATACACTTTCAAGATAAGCCCTCTTAATTTTTCTTGTCGGTCATCGCATTTACAAGTTCTTCCCTCGTTTTTTTTAAGCCCTCGATGTTGTTCCCTGTAATCTTATTTTCGATCAGGTTGAACATACTCCTCATTATCAGATTCATATCATCTCGTTGGGTGCGGATAGAGGTATAATCTTTCTCAAGTTTTGACTTGATATCCTTGATATCCTCCTCCATCGTCTGCATCCTCTTTTCCAGATCCCTCTCGGGCTTTTTGAATTTCTTCCATGCTCCGGTCAGAACCACAATCGCGCCACCTACTGTAGTTATCCAGCCGCAGAGAATCATGATTTGATTAATCGTCTCAATCATCTGCTTTTTCCTTTTTGCGTTTTTGATATCGCCGTGCATCCGCTGCGGCTCTTGCTGCCTGTTTTCGGTCCCAATGGGCTATTTTCAATCGCTCATCATAAGGGCGCAGGTTGTTGTCTTCGCAAAACTTGCGATATGCTTTATTTTGCTTACTAAGCAAATTAGCTTTTTGCTCTGTTCTACTTTGCAATTTGCTTTTCGTCTCGTCATCGCTTGCGTTGTCTATAGCATATTGCAAAGTTTGAATTTGCCTTTTGCTGTTTCGTATTCTGCGCTCCAACAATCGTTGCCGCTTCTGTGCTTCTTCAACCTTACGATTATCTGCGTATGAGATGTTCTTAGCGTCAAATGGGTTGTTCTTTCCGTCTCCCGATCCGAAACTATGACGGCAATTCCAGCCGCCCAGTCCCTCGCCGGTGCCGTATCCGGTCACCTCGTAGAAATTCGGGTATTTCTTGTTTTTTCCGGTTCGGGAATAGAATCGTCCTTGCCACCAAAGATGATTTCCCGGGTTCTGCCCGCCGTCTCCCGTTCGTGCGCCTACATGAGCAGAAACAAGAATAATATCCCAGTCCATCTCCTCCATCCGCGTTTCTGATACATCGCACGCCGCCTGCGCTATACCGGTGCGTACGATGGTCATGGTCGCAGATTCAAGGCTCTGCCGGTATCCTGTCGGGTACTTGACTGTCAGCCCCTCCTCGGACACTTTCTCGATCAGATCAGCCACCATAGCGCCGTAAGACTCTCCGCCGCTCAGAACCCTGTGATAGGCGCTGTCAAGCTCGTTGATAAAAAGTCTCTGCGCTTCTTCTGCGGTCGTCCGGGTGAAGTTCCGCCATGTGCCCGCGGTCGCCTTATAGTCTCTTTCCAGTACGCGCATTAGTGTGGGGGAAAGAAGAATCGGCGTAGGTACCAGCCCAGCCGCCTTATATACCGCGTCGTCCCACTTGAGCGTCTGTATTCCCGCGTCAACGCAGGCTGATTTGATCTCTGATAGCTGCTGATTGGTCGCCTTTGCTATCTCTTTCTGGATATCTTCCAGCAGATAGCCAGCTTCCTGCAGTGCTTCGATTCTCCACTTGTCCGCCGCCGTCAGCATGTAGTTTTCGCCGCGTTCCATGCGTGTTAAAATCGCCTTGACGATCTTCCGCATGATCCGGTTGTGTAAATCCTCTGTGATGGCTTCTGCGCCCTCTGCCGCGTGCTGCAGATACTCCGGGGTAAGCATGTCTTATTCCTCTTTCTGTGCCTGTTTGATGATCTGGTTTGCTCCGGTGCTTGCTAATCCGCTGACAATGCCGACGGCTACCGCATTAAGCACGTCATGCGCCGGAAAGTCCGGGATTGTGTACATACCAACAACGCCAAGCACCGCTCCCGCCAATCCTACTGCGCACGGAATCCACTTGTTGCCAATATCCGTTGCTTTCATCACCATGCCTACCAGATAGCAGACTACTGTGATGCATACTACTGTTGCTACTCCACTCATATCCATGTTATCATTCCTCCTTATATTTGCTGTCAAAAAGCTCATCCTCTTTCGGAGTGGCTTCTTCGACCATTGCCTTTGCGTCTTCCTCCGAGAATCCCTCGAACTTGACGAAATACATCCACGCCGGTACTTTTCCGGCATTAACGTAATTCCACCAGCGTGCGCGGTCCTCCTCGCGGTTGTACGTAATATCACCGAAATCATACGTTACTTCGTACTCTCCCGCCGGACTCTCGCCGTACAGATCCGCATAGACGCTCAGCGCGTAATAGACGGCATCCATGCACTTCTCGAGCTGATCCCGAACATCCTTGATGTATTGGATCGTCCGCCGGTCATCGGATTCAACCTGAGTTGCTGTTACCATACCGGTTTTTTGGTCGAACACGAAATAGCCGTTGGAGAATCCAGCCTTATAGCCGATTTGTGACAATAACGCATTGATTCCCTTAACCCTCACTTCTGTGTTGAGTGTCGGGTTGATTTCCTGGTAGAAAGAATCCGGCCCATCGCCGTAGACGTTTCGAACGTACTTCGGCAAGTTCTTTGTTGCGGCAGCTCCCGGGTTCACCTTATTAACCGGCGTGCCAGCCGGAGACAATAACCGATCATCTGCTAGAACGATTCGTTCACTGTCATTGATTTCTCCGGTCATGCGCGAGTACGCGACATCAAGGTCTTTCAGTTCTTCCAGAGCTTCGGCATATACCGGCAGGCCGAGTGGTGTTGACTTGTCCACGTTGTTCGCCTGCGGTGTCACGAACACGCCAAACATCGGGCCATCCAGGCTTTCTCCGTTCGCTTTCAGAATCGGCGGTGAGTCTGCCATAAGCTCAGACCATTTCGTATCTTTCAGCGCCACCGGATCGCCGATTGAATCGGGAGATTTCGACCGATACGCCCGGTTGGAAATATAGTAAGGGCGTACTGCTTCCTCGCCCTGCTTCTCTTCTGCAAATCGGTGATATTCCAGTCGTGTGTAGTACCATTTTCCCTGTGTATACGTGTCCTTGAATATCATTCCGGTGATATTCTGGTTATCATAATCAGTTATAAGCACTTCATCCGGCGTGAATACATCCAGTGTCTTCCCGTTCGGTTTGATGACTACCGTTCCATACGCACAGCCATATTCCACCCATTTTCGGATACTGAAAAACACCGCGTCCGTCTGCTGCTGCAGCCATTCCGCCCGTGCTGAACCCTCGATTGTGATTTTAATTGCTAATGTCGCAAGCCGCGCCGTTTCGGAGCTTAGCGTTTTTGCAAAATTGATTGTTCGGATGCCGTTCTGTGCGTCTTTCCACATCGGCTCCCCGGAGTAAACAGCAGCGCATTTTTTTATAACTGTGTCCATGATCGGGGATTCAATCACATCAACATCAAACGCCTGCTCCGCTTCGCTTCGAAAAAACATGCTTAGCCACCTCTTAATAGTTGTTATAAGTCCCATTCCTAGCCCTCTGTCACTTTTCTGCCGCACATCGGGCAGTAATTGACGTTATGCGGCGATCCATCGATGCTCCCCGCCGCTCTTGTCTCGACCATCGTCTTGCGTATCAGCTTACACTTATAGACGTACCGTGCACGCTGATCGAATCTTTCTAAGGTTTTCCAGTTTTTCAGCTCATCGCAAAATTCGCACATTATGCACTATACCCCCTTCGATTAAATAATGGTTCGTACGCATAACGCAAAGCCGAGATGGCATGGTCGTTACCGTCTGGATATCCGCTGATAACGTTCCCGTCCTTATCCCGGTCGTATTCGTATTCCGTGATTTCTTTGTAAGCGTGCGGTGTCCGCTTCGGATCAATCACGAGAGTTCGTGCCTGCAGGAATTTGAATCCGTATTCAATGCTTCCCGGTCCTTTGATTGCTCCCCTGGCCGGGAGTCCGGCATCCCTATAGTCGTTTACGGACTTAGGCTCCGCGGAATCGCAGATAATCGTATAGTCATCATACCCTTTTTCTTTGATCCATTTTGCTGTTTTCTCATTGCTCCACTTATTCACGTATAGTTCGTCAATGAGATAGATTTTCTCCCGCGCCGAATCGTAGTAAGTCCGCAGGTAGCAGTACTGATCCGGGTACCATCCGAAGTCAACGCCTGGATAGATACGGTCCATGCGGCTGATCTCTTCGTCTGTGATGTTTCGAATTTCCAAATACTCGAAGACATTTCCGCCGTCTCCGTTCGGGATGCCGAGATACTCATGCTCGTACGCTTCCGGATTGACTTCTTTTAGATGTTCCGCGTCCTCGAGGAACTTCTTTCCGAGCCATTCCGGCGGCGCGTCTGTATAGCACGAGTGGTGTATCACTCTTTTCGGATTCGGCACGAGCTTGATTCGGTTGACCCAGTTACTTTTGCTTTTGGGAGGGTTGTAGGATGAGAAATCATAGGATATGTCACCACCTCGCAAAACTGACTGATTCACGGAACGCTCCTGTGCGTCGCCTTTCATCTGGTCTTTCTCCTCTTTCCAGAGGATTCCAATATAACCAAATTCGGGCTTAATGGATTTCAGTTTTGTTTCGTCATCCAGCCCGCGAAAGTATATCGTCTGTCCGGTCTTGACATATTTTATTTCTAGCGGCGATACTTTAAACTCGAACTCTTCCATCAGCCCAAGTTCATTTATCGCCCATTTCATGTTGGCATACACGGAATCTTTCAGTGTTCCAGCCACCTGCCTCGTGATGCAGGCGTGCATCTGAGGGTTATTCTTGAGAATTTCAACGATTTTGAACGCCACATAGGACGATTTCAGACCGCCGCGCCCGCCCTCGAATACATATTCAACATTCGGCTCGATTTTACGGTTGATGTCAACGAATGCTTTTCCAATCACCCTTGCTGGCAGTTCATATGCTACTGTATCTGCTTTCTTATCCGCTACAAGCTGCTCCCACTTCTCCACAGCCATCATGTTTCCCTCGATGGCCTTACTGTACACCGACGCTACGATCCGCGCGTTGTTGTTCGCATTTTCATCGTCAATTCCAAGCTTTGCGAGAGACTTTTTTGCCTGCGAAGGTGCCGGGTTCTCGGCTATCATCTTAGCCAGTTCGGAAAGGGTCTTTTTCTGCCTGCGCACCTGTCCAGACTTGATACCGCCTTTTCTGGCGTTCTCTCTTACCTCGCTCTTACTTCTCCGGTTTGTCGGTATTAAGTTTTGTTCGTTCGCCATTCCATCATCTCTGTTCCCTTTCCTGCAGCTTTATTTCTTTACCCAACTCTTTGTTTTACCGTCCCACCGGCTCGCCATCAAAGCACCACTCGAACGAGCTTTCATCGCTCCATGCGATCGTAGGTATTACACGCAGTCCATTCATTTGCATATATGCCGCGCACCAGTGTTTTCTGTAATGGTTGTAAATCTGCATGGCTTTCGGAAAGTCCGTGTACATGCTGAAATCCGGTGAAAGCACGTAGTCATAGTCTCTCAGTACCTCAATATACCTGTCCGGGTTGTTCCATACCCGTTCGAACTGGTAGTCATCCAGGAAGAAATGCACGCCCTTCCCGGCTCGCCTCGCAGTGCTCGCAGCGTAATTGAATCCGATCCACTCGCACTTCTTGTACTGTTCTGGCATAATTTCGGGGATTCCGTATTCTCCCACGCCGGAGAAGATCATTTTCTCGAGATTGTCGTAAGTCTTGTTTGTAGGCATAAAAATCACCCCCATACTAATACACTTCTATTCTTAGTGTACTTGCATGGGGGCTTTTCGTTGTACCCTTTTTGTTACTCTTCTGGATATGTTTCTGTTTTTTCTTCTCCTTCCAGTCTTAAAACCACCTTATAATCTTTCTCAATAATTACGTTTTCATCAACCATGCTTACGATCAGATCATTGTCTCTATTCAATATCTGGATTTCTGCAACATTTTTGTTCCCAATTTTCATCATAACTCCTTCCCGTGCAGAAGCAGCAATCTATACAGCTCCTCGATTGTCTTCCGCCTGTACCCCTGGAAATCTTTCCGCTGCATTGGGATGTACTGCACCTGGCTGATCCGGTCATATCCAATTCCAAGCGTAAGATTCGCGAACAGGGCACTCGATATCTCCGGGCAAGTCTTCTGTGCGGCCTGTAAGATAAGATTCTGGTCGTAGTCGTGCGCGTTTCTGCAATATGATACGATCTTATCCCCAAGTTCTTTCGAAATCCCGTAATCTTTCAAAAATGTGCTACGGATGCTCATGGTGCAGCTCCTTTCTGCGTTACGCTTCTTTTACCTCATCTCTTAACTGGCAGAATTTGTAGGTGACGCAATACTCTCCCACACTGAATACCGCAATATGTGTAGAGATATCAACCAAAGTTGCATCACTCCACTGATACGAATTTACGTTGCCATCCGCGATTGACGGGCGGCGGATCTTATACCTGTTCCCTATCACAAGTTCTTCTTTTGTCATTTTGATTTTTTCTCTCCTTCTTCATCCAAGTTCATGCTTTCTAAGTCTTCAATTAGCTTGCTATATTTACTTAATGTCTGATCTTCTTTTACCATCTTAAATACCCCAAAAATTTTCCTCGATTAGATGCAACTTCTACCGACACATTAAAATACTCTGCAATTATCAATATTGAAGATTGCTTTCTTGTCCTGTCTTCTAATCAGCATCTTCTTCCTCCTCTTCTGCTGGCATTTGATACACATATTCCTGTGCAAGCGCTTGATACACGGTTACACGGAGTCCGCCGATCCCTCTACCCGCGTAAATGATTTCATCTGCTTTGCAGCATCCAATTTGCTCAGCAATTTCATCAAGAACCTTTTCTGCTTTCTTTTTTGTTTTATAGACTCCTACTACACCTGCTCTTGTCTCGATACCATACCGGCCGTCCGGTCCGCAGAACATACGGAAATCATTTCCGTATGTATCTACCACAAGATCTTTGTTTTGACTCTTAATTATCATTCTTTCTCCTTTTTCCTCACGCAAATCTCAACTGTTCCTGGCTGTCATCGATATTCAGATTCGGCACCCGCTCCCCTACTTTTAGGTATGGGCAGTTGGCTTCTTTGTACTGCTCCATCGGTTTCACCTTCTTTCTTTTTCAAAACTGCTTTTCAGCATCCCCGCTTTGATCAGCTCGTAAATAATATCAAGGCTTGTTTTTCTGTTTCTGTACCTGCAATTAGGATTCGCGTGAATTCTCGGGTCATCATCTCTCCAATCATTTACCTCAAAGTATACATCACTCACAAAAAGCATCTTTTTTCCTCTTGCTACGCACAGATAATAGCATTCGAGGTCACTCGATATTCCTTTGCATTTTTTAAAACCAAATTTTTCAAATTCTTTCGCTTTTACCGTTGGAATCAGCATATTTTTTCACCTCCTACGCAAACGATTTTTGACGTATTTACGCAGATTGACTTTAAAAATATCCTCGGTCAGACGCAGCGTGGTCGGATGATTTGTTTTGTGCATCAGGATGGCATCCGGATCGTGATTGATTGCAATATCTACCGACCGCCCCAGTGCCATCTCGATGCCAACGGAGGCACCGCCTCCGCCAGCAAAACAGTCAACGATAAGATTCTTTTTCATAGAATTACCTCCAGAATATCTTCCAAAGGGACATAGTGTTTCATGTTATTCGCATAGTAGACAACAGCACATTTTACAGTTTCTTTCGCTCTTTTGGATACATAAAACGCTTCCGGAATAACTCCGACACCTACATCACATTCCTCTTGATACTCTGCATCAAGACAACCTTTTACAATAACATCTCTATATCCAACAATTACTCCGATGAAATTCTTGTCAACATGTTTGAAATAGGTTTTTTCGATATACTCAACGTCTTTTTCGACAGTTCCATCATTGCCCATGCTCACAAGATTATTGTCCATTGCATCAGCAGTTAAAGTTTTTCTGTCGAGTCGCAACCATTTTCCGTCGTTAAATTTTTTATAAAAGCCTTTGCATTTTACCTTGTCGAATAAATTCATATGTTTTTCATTCAGAAGCCCGGTATACCCTTACCCCGGCCGGAGGCTGGCGCCTTTCTTTGTGTTTGTTATTTTTTATGTTTCTTGTTCCACTCGTTCAGAAATTCAATTTGCTCCTCATCCTCTTTCGGATCTTTTTTCCGATCCGGCGGGTCAAGCATTAGTTTTGCTGACGCGAGAATCACCGCGCAGAACAGAACAATTCCGATGATCTCCATTCTCTTTTCCTTCCTTTCCGAGAATCTGTTTTCTCGTTTTATCCCATTCTTTCAGAAGAGCATCCGGGAAATCGTTTTTACCGTATTTCGTTTCTTTCATTCTTCCGCCCCTCCAAAGCCAAACTCTTTTGCGAGATCCATATCCTCAAATTCCAGCGTCGCGCCGGTCTTTTCGTGCAGCTCCTCGTACATCTTAGCCAGACCTACACTGTTCATCTTCCGTACTGCAGCAGTGTAGTTGTCCATGTACCGGTCAAGCGCCTTTTTGTACCCCCAGGTCTCATAGATCGCCAGTGCAGAGCACACGACGTTCGCCGCGCTGATGCAGTCCTCTGCTTTCAGCAGCTTTTCCTGTGCTTCTTTCTGGTAGGCTTCGGACAGATTTCTCTGCATCCTGTCCACCCATTTCCGCAGGATCTCGAGCTTTACGCCTGTGATCCCGCTCACTTCTGCGGCTGTCATCGTCTCAGGGCTTAACTTAGTTGACGGCTTTTTCTTCAATTTATTGCTCATAGGCCCTCCCCTGTCCTTTTCTTATTATTTCATCATCTGGTAAAAGCAAAACGCTACTGTTGCGCAGATAATTGCTGTTTTGAGTACTGATACCATGCTTAACCTCCTGTCAATGCCTGCTCCAATGCCGCGAAATCATAGTCCCGCTGGTTGAAGTTGTTGAATTTGTTTTCTTTCTGCTGCTTCGTCGGCTCTCTTTTTCCTGGCTCATAATTCGCGTCGAGATAATCCACGTAACCAGAATTGAAAAAGGTACTGCCGTACTGCGGCTTTCTCCAGTCCTCCTTTTCCAGTTCCGTCTTATACCTCTGAATTGCTCTCTCAAGCTCTTCATGCCCGATTTTAAGCAGTTTTTTCTTTGCTGTATCACTTACCTGCCCCTTGCCTTTTTTGTTCGGATACAGGCTCCACAACCGCTCGAAAAGAATCTTTGCTTCTTTGGTTTCCTCCGCCTTTTTCGACGGCTTCGGTTCTTCTGGTTCTTCGTGTTCCTCTTGCTTCTCCTCTACCGGCGGTGGTGTTTCCTGCTCCACAGCTTCTATTTTCGCCTGTTCCCTGTACCGCGCCTGCCGCTTCCGGTTGCTCGCCCGGATCTGTTCCAACGCGGCTACGTTCTGATGTTCTTCCCATCCAGGGATCAGAAGCGTGTTTTCCTCGTTTCGGCTTATCATTCCCATACTTTCCAGCGCTTTCATGGCTACCAGAATAGTACTTTCTGGGAATCCAAGCTCATTTGCGAGCATCGCCGGAGTATACGGGATGTTTTCGGTAAGGAAAATATATCCATTGGAATTGCACCGCCCTGCCAGAGTCAGCAGCATGACCCAGATAAGAACGATGTTGTTTCCCTCCGGCAGGCCGCGCAGATACTTGATCTTTCGATTATCGAACATGTCTATCGACATCTTAACCCACTTAACCTCGCCCATCGTCCGCACCTTCTTTCAGACTCATTCCCGCTTCGTATTCGCGGAATATTGTCATCCAGTCGTCGAGTTCCATCGTGACTAGGATCTTATGATTGTTTCTTTTGTGGAATACTGTGGGCAAAACGTCTTTTCCACTTTCTTTCGCGTCGTGTTTCGCCTGATCCATCCAATCATAGAGCTGCATTCGCTCTTGATGTTTCGCTTCCACGTGGATTCCCGGGAGGCCTACAACATCGGATGCGTCACCGGTATTTCCGCAGTATTGCGCGGTCCGGCGTGACTCCGTGTAGCCATATTCCCGGAACTTTCTGGAAAGCTCCAGCTCGAAGCGCTTCCCTTTCTGTTTGCTGTTAATCGGCATCTCTGCCCCTTTCCGGCGGCTCCAGCCAGCCGCCTTTTTGTGACGTATAAAATTTTGAACCATACTGAGATACTCTGTTGACAGTTCCATGCTGGACTCTATGATTTCCCTTCCGGGCTATCATCCACAATGATTCCGTAGACGTGATACATTTTCTCGAAGCTCGGCATTCCTCGTTGATGTGCGATCGTGTGGTGCGTCCTGCACAGACAGATTTTCCGGTATCCAGAATCATCCACCCTCCGCCGGTCATTTCCCATGCCGATTGTATCAACATGGTGTATTTCACCGTCTTTCCCGCATACCGCGCATTTTCTGTGCTTGATACACGCGTATAAGTATTTTCCAACGTCATCCGCGCGTTCTATTCCGCTGTCTGAGAGCTGTATTCCCTCTTTCAGCACGAAATCCATCAGAAACGTGATGAAATCCCGTGCCGTCCCCATCGAACAGTCTGAAAGGGAGAAATACGGCTCTCCGGTCTCGATCATGTAATTGCATTTCATAATCTCTTTCATCTCCTCCGGGAGATAGCCCAACTCAATAGCTATATCCCGGATGGTCGCGTATGCTTTCTTCCGCTGCAGATTGGAGATATGCCGCCCATCGTCGAAACGCATTTCTGTATTCGTGATGGTTTTGTTCTCGATTTCTTCTTTCAGTCTGCTTTTCGGCAGCCGCACTACAAGCCACGTATCACCGTCTTTTTCTACGGATTTTACGATTTCAGCCAGAGCGTGCATTATGCATCACCCGTTGGCACTTCTACTGCATTCGGTGTCTTTTGCAATTTTTTCATTGCTTTATTGTACTGCAGAATATTCAATTTTTCTAATGCATCGACTCCAAATAATGAAAAAATCTGTTCTTTTCTCACACCGGTACGGCTTAATTCAGCGTTGATTCTGCGTACCATTTCCTCATTAATTAATGATTTTCCTGTATCCGCAGTTGATTGTTCATTTGTTTTTCGTGCTTCTGGAGATTCTGCATCTGGATCGTCTACCATATCCGCCGTTGGAATGCAAAACACCTGGAAACAAGCGTATTTGTAAGCAATTGCCATTGCCTTATTGGTTGCCTTATCTCCTGTGTCCATCGCTTCTCCTACAATGGTCGATTCGACAAAGGAACCATCCTCCGCATAAAATGTGAATTTGATTTTGCAGGTCACATAATGCATCATTGAACCGTTTTTTGTTTGCATTTCTTTCACATCTCGTTCCAGAATATTCGGGACGATCACCACCTTGTTTTTTGCCAAAGCAGGATGCAAAGCGTTGTAAACGTCGTCAACGCTCCGGAATTTAAAGCCCTGTTGCTTATTAACCTTGTCTTTCCCGACCGCTCCGACATCCGCGATCACGCCAGCAATCGAGCGGTAAATCATCGGGTAGTCTCTGCTTCTGTCAACCTCCACAACTCCCATTATGCCTGTCTCCTCTCAAAATGGATTCCGATGCTGTTAAAAGCCATTTCCACCTGTTCCAGCTCCTCCGGTGTAGCAACAACCTTGTACCACATGGTAACCGTCTGCGGCTGCGGAAACGGCAGATCGTCGCCGTCCTCAGAATCATCGAGTGTAAAAGGTACTTCCGGTTCTTGCGCCGCCACTGTAGCAGCTTTCAGCGCTTCTTCCGCCTTTTTCCGTTCCTCTTCTCTTACTCTGGCGATTTCTTCGATTTTTTTTCGCTCTTCCTCCCGTGCTCTCTCAATCTCAGCCTGCCGGCGCTGCTCCTCTTCCTGCTCGCGGCGGATGCGTTCCGCCTCCAATGCCCGCTTTTTGTTATCCTCGTATGTATTAATCCGGGTAAGGGCGGCACCAAGGTCACGGCTCTTCTGATAGACCTGTAACGCGTCTTCCACAACATCCGACTGCGTATTGCGGATAATGCAAATCTCAGAAGCAACCTTTTCAGCCATCGCCAGAAGCTCTTTTTCGATCTGTTTCAGGCTGGTGGTGGCGTTGTCCCACTTTTTCACATAGATCTCATTGAGTGGCAGGTACTCCGCCCATTCACCGGCGCATTCTGCATACAGCGTCTCAACATCCCCATGACGCTTGCGGATGCGCTCTGCCTCCATCTCTTTCAGCTGACTATCGATCAGGCAGATCGGCTCGTCGATGATTTCAAGAAGCTCTTTTACCTTCTCCTCGAAGTCGTTGTAAGGCACCAGGCACTGCGCCTTTACTTCTTTCCGACGTTTCTCTACTTCTTCTCTGGTCTTCCGGAGAGACGCCAGTTCCGCCTTAGCCACGCTCTTAGATTCCTCAGTGAATACCGCTCCCTGATACTCCGCCATTTTTTCGGACAACTTAGCTTTCGCATCCTCAAAGTTGCACCGGATCACAGCCGGTTCCTGGCTAATTTCGATCTTTAATTCATTCATTTTCTTTTTCTCCTTCTTTTCTGTTTTCTTCTACTTTCTTCAATCCGAGAATCGCCACGATTGTCTCAACCTGCGGGAATTTTTCAGATTCCAGATACCGGCGTACTGCTTCGATATAGCATCTTGCGCCGTCCTCTACACTTTTTTCTGTGCTTACGTCCATTCCTGCATATTCATAATGTTTCATTCTTCTACCTCCGAAAATTCTCCGTTTTTCAGCGTGTAATAAGTGTCATCTTTGATTTTTTCGCCGTCTACACGCTCTGTTTTTACGCAGATCGGCACATAGCGTCCTTTTTCTTCATCTTTCACCCATTCTGCAAGCGTGATCCAGCTCCCCTTTTTGCCTTTTGCTTTTGATTTTCTGCCCGCGCACATAATCACAGCGTCTTCTCCGGTGCTGTTGATCTGCGCGTAGTCACCGGACGAGCCGATCTGCGCGGAGTCACCGGACGAGCCGATCTGCGCGGAGTTACCGGACAGATTCGTTCCATTCGTTTTTTCAAGTGTAAAATCAATGCACGCTTTCAAGAACCCTTTAAGTCCGAGTTTTGCGCCGACGTGAATTTTATTTGTTGCCCGCTTTTCTCCGTCATTCCATACCTGACCCAATGCTTCCACTTCCGCAAATTCAGACAAATTTCCGTTGCCATCCACGAGGTCGTAATGGTTCAGAACCTCCCACGGGTCCTCGTAGAAATGCATAACGCCTTTATAGCAGCATCCCTCACCGTACTCCTCATATGTCGTGTTTTCCTCGCACTGTTTCCCTCCGCAGGAAAAATCTTTCTCGAATCCCTTAAAACCTTTCATTCCCATTGCCTTTTCTCCTTTCATGTGCTATGATGATGTTGTCTTTTTATGGATGCCCTTCGTCTCTCCGGAGGGCATTTTTTACATTCTCAACCACATCTGGAACACTCTGTCTTTCTTCTTTTTTGCCTTTTCCGCTTCTGTTCTCTTTCGCTTCTCCTCCGCGTCAACCGCCAGAAAAGCAAGGAATCCAAGAATCATCAGTGAAAAGCACCAGAAGAACCCGCCCCAATTGATATTGCTGATGGCCACGAGTGCCGTAACCCACAGAATCACTTCTGCTGCTACAATTTTTTTCTTCAATGCTTCGCCCTCCATTTCTCCAGCTCCACTGTGTCGAACACAAGCGGGCTGTTTTTCTTCATCGGGTTGATTTTCCTCACAACCCCCGCCGGTGCGTATTTCTCGGCGCGCTCGAGCACTGTTTCCCCCAACAGGGGATTCTGCATTTTCAGCAGCTCCGATTTCCGCATATACCGCGCCGGATACGATATCCGACTTTCTTCTTTTTCTTTGATCCGGACTTCTCGTCCCAGAAACATGAAAATCATTTTTTCTGCTTCTGCTTTCGTGATTTCTTCCATCCGGGGAACCTCCTTACTACATCACCAACACGGCCGCCACAACCGTTATCAGCACCACGAAAGTTACCAGCCACGCCGTAAACCAGAATTTTGCTCTTATTCTGGCTTCTCGTATCACGCTGACTGCGAAGCCTTCCGCCTGCTCCCATGTCGTTTCTTCCATGTTCCTCCTATGATTCTGCCCAAACAAATTTACCTTTTCCTGTTTTCCTTCCGCTTCTCATTGCATTGGAAATAGTACACGGAGCAATTCCAAAATAATTTGCCGCTTTCCTAACAGATTCAAAAACGATTCCTGTTTCTACGTGTTGGATCGCTTTTCTATGGCTATATCCAAAATCTTTCGGTTTGTAACCATTTCTTAAAATTTCTTTTGCCCTTTTTTCTGCATAAGATTTTCCTCCTGTTTTTATCCAATACTTGATGAGCGCCCTATCTATTCCGAGTTTTTCTGACCAAACAGTTTCCGGAAGGATTTCTCCGTTCACATCAATGAAAATCGTGTTTCTTCGATTGTTTAGATTTTCTTTTCGTGAAATCCACCTGCAGTTATCTGGAGAATAATTTCCGTTATTATCACGTCTGTCTAAATCTAAGTCCTTTTGATATCCGTTCTCTAAACACCAACTTAAAAACGGCTCAAATTTTTCCCATTCATTACAAACTTTTATTCCCCGTGCTCCGTAATTTTTGTACGCTTTGCATTTTGGATTTTTGCATCTTTGTTTCATGGCTTTCCAAGCCCAGTAGATGCTTTTATTTTCCGTCCTTATGGACACTTCTGTTTCCTCCTATCACGTTCCCTTTTTCGTCCAGCCAGTCCCACAGGTAGCGGCCTTTCCCTGAGTTTCGCCACTGTCCAAGACCTCTGAGTGCGCCGTAATCGAACCATTCAGCCACTGCTCCAGCCATCGTGTCAGTTAAGCACTGTACCGTGAACTCAATCCATGCTCCCGCTGGGATGCTCTCACTGTTCGCCAGGGCCGTTTTTTCTCCCTGTGGTGTCTGTCCCCTGAGCGGTCGCTCACAATTTCCGATTGTTCCCTCAAAATGAATCGGGATCTGACGTTCTTTCACAAAGATCAGTCCATCAATCTCTTTTTTGTAAGCCTTAATCTTAGAACTTTTTGTTCCTGGTACCTTTCTCAGCATTCCAGCCGCATCCTTGAAGAATCCCTTGATCTGGTAGTCCCAATAGATCGGCACTCCCTCTTTGTTTCTCGGGAATATGGTCATTCCCTTCTCGATGGCTGCTTCCACGCCGAGCGCTTCGACCTCTTCCTTCTTGCTCGGCGCGTTCGGTGCCATAGACGCAATATAGGTCTTATGGATCTCCTTATCTGCCGCCGCTGTTCCAAGAATTTCCTCGGTGAATGTTAATCTTACTTTCATTTCCTTCATGTTGTTTCTCCTTTTCGTTTTGAGTTTTGATCCTTTCGTTGCTCCGATACTCTTCTCCACGCCTTCGCGTATCAAATCGCCGCACTTCATTTCTTTGCTCAGAAATTCCTTTCTGTGCTATTCCATTCCCTTGCCGAGCTGCTCGACGCTCTTCCGTTGCTCATCTTGGCTTACACTGCTATTCCTTTGCTCCGACCTGCGATTCCTTTCCGTAGCATTCCGGTTCGTTGGCTCGCTGTACCATGCCATCGCTCAGCTCTACTGTTCGGCGCCATTCCATGGCTTTTCGTTGTCCAGTCTTTCGTATCTCTTCCTTTGCTTTTCAGCTCATGACGGTGCATCGCTATTCCATAGCCCTTCTACTCAACGTTTTTCCTTGCCATCGCTGATCATGCCCACGCGTTGCTGCTCCCCTGCGTCGCCAATCTATTCAGTGCTGTTCCTTGGCATCTCTATTCAAAGCTCAGCTTTTTGCTGCCTATCTTTGCCATTCCTTCGCAGTTCCACGCCCCGCTTTTCCTTAGCGTGGCCGTCTCAGCTATGCCATTGCGGCTAGAATTTTGTTGACGAAATATCTCTGCCCTTTCCCTGTTACTTTCGGGGTGCGGCTGATCCGAACATTTCCATTCGGCTGGGTGATCGTGGACTCTTTGATCTCCATAACCTCGAGATCCATGCTCTTCTGAGTCGGCATGTTGTAACTGGCTCCGTCCTTTCGGATCAGATAACCGTTTTCCCGCATCCACTGGAAGAGCCGCTTCTCTCCGATGTCAACCCCGTTCTGCTTAATCAGCTTTGCAAGATCGCCAATCAAGATTGACGTTTTGCTTGCGCTCACTGCGTCCGCGAAAATCTCCTTCGGTCGCATCCGCTCAATCGCCTTGTTCTGCTCCTCAATGGTTTTCTGCGCTTCGAGGACTGCCAGAGCCAGAAGTTCCTTTCCCTGCGGTGCTGTCTGCTGGTAGCCGCCGGTTTTCCGGATCGCCGGGAGAACCTCGGCTGTCACCCAGCGTTTGAATTGTTTTGCGCTCTCCAGCTTGCTACCGAAGATCAGCGCATACAGCCCGGACTCGTTGATGAATGTAAGCCCTCTGTTTGGGAAATCCTCTAATGTCGCGATTTGCGACTTTAGGAAAAGCCGTGCATCTTCTCTCGCTACGTGCTTTGCAATCGCATCCCGCGAGTTTCTGTAACCCAATGCGGTTGTGATGTCGGTAGCATTGAACCACGGTTCGCCGTCAATATTCACCGCCCGGATCGCTCCGAACTGGTCTGAGTAGAATCCTTTCAACTCGTTCATGCTTCCACCTTCTTTCTGTGGTCAAGAAAAAGCTATTTTGCTTACCGAGCAGCGCTTGCGATGCTCAATATATGTTTTTATATCTTTTTCTTATTCTTATTCTTATTCTAGGGGCGTTACTGTGACGCTACACCTCTGTTAGCGTAACGTTATGATAACGTTACTAAGCAAATTGCAATGACCCTGTTTGCGTTTTGCTATTTAATATTTCTCGTTCCAATGCCGGATGCGTCGGTAAAGTTCATCTGCCGCAGCGACTTTTTCAAGTTCTTCTTTGGTGATCGGCCGCGGCTCTCCGGCTTCCAGTTTTTCGATTTTCTTTTCCAGATCTGCGATTTTTCCGAACAGCTTTGCACTTGCATACTCTTCACTTTCCAGATCGTCCGCCAGATGTGGCAACGAAAGTAACGTTTTCAAGATTCCCATAGTCTTTACACCTTTCGTGTGTTATCCTCTTTATGAGGAGGTGAAATAATTGAATATTTCGAATGTTATCAATCTTGTATCAGTTGCTGTCAGTGTCACAAGCGCCATATTCGCGGCGCGTCAAACCAACGTTGCAAACCGAATTGCTCAAGAGCAACTTGACGAAACCAAAAAACCTAAACTCGGTATAGTCACTCAGCTCGAAAGCATTTCCCGTTCCATTCGTCACCTTGATGACACTGTAGAGAAACTAAAAAAGATTGATGATCTGAACAACCAGTGATACGAGTGATGCCGCAAGCATAACCAGTGAGCCAATGTGCGCCCTTCTCGTACACTTAACGATTTTCTCCCATGCTTCGATACGCCGCAGGTCGTCTTCGTCAAATTCGTACTCGCCGGATTCATCGAAGCATGGATCTTCTACATCTCTATTCACTTCTTTTCCGCTCCTTATGTTTTCTGTAACCGGGCTTTATCGGCTTCTTCTCTATCGCGAAGTGCCGAAAGATAGATGATAACCATGTTCTTACTGTCTTCTGGCAGTGACATGAAAATATCTGCAAATTTCTTGCACTCTTCTTTATCTTTTTCTGCTACCATGTACTCACCTCCTTTGTACTTTGTACATTCTCAATATAGCACTATGTACATACTTTGTCAATATGTTTTTTCGTACTTTGTACGATTTTTTCTATTGATATTTTGCTCATTCTGGTGTAAACTATCATTAGACAGGAGGTGAAAATGTTGCATGAAAGATTGAAAATGCTGCGTAAAGCCTTAAATATAGGTAGCCAGCAAAAATTCGCAAACGATCTTGGGATATCGTTTTCGAACGTCTCAAGTTATGAGATGGGAAGGCGAACCCCTTCTGATGCCGTCATTAAATTAATTTGTGAGAAATATAATGTGCGGGAAGAATGGCTCCGAGATGGAGAAGGTGAAATGTTTCGTGATGTTGATGTAGATTTCGGAACTATATGTGCTGAAATCGGAATTGAAGACTTGAAAGCCAAAGAAGCAATTATGAAATATTATCATCTGTCAAAAGAAGACAAGGAACTTTTTTGGAAGTTCATGGATCGTTTTTCGAAATAAAAGAAGCAGGGGTCAGTTCCCCTGCTTCTTATTTTCCGCGTATAATCTTTTTACAAAGCCATAAATCATATCAATGTACGCTGGATTGTAAATTTCGTCTACCATCCGTTTTATTTCTTTCTTTTTGTCTTCCGGTTGTTCATCTCTCATGATTATGTACCTCCCTGACAGTGCCAATCAAAATAGTGATACCACGATTATAGAATATTTGTTCGATAATATCAACCGTGCGCCACGTATCTGCCTATTTCGATATACAGAATCTCTAATTTTTCAACTTTTTTCTCCCCCCTTATTGACAGTTTTTAAAAATATGATAAAATTTTCTGTATAACATCTTTATACTTATATTACACCGGATACCGCACAAGATGTTGACGTAATTTCATGTGTGCTTGCTCTTTTGCTTGATAATTTTCGTCAGAATCTTGATACAAAGGGGGAATTTAAGGTGACTACAAAGAAAGAGATGTTAGACACGTTTGCGGAAAATCTGGAAAAAGAGCGCATAAAGCTCGGGTATACTCAATGTGATTTCGCGAAAAAGCTGGGGATTTCGGCATCTTCTTACCGGAACATCATTTCCCGCCGCGTGGACACGTTCAGTATCATGCTTGCGCCGAAACTCTATGAGCTGACAGGAAGATTCTTATACGAGATGTTCGGGCAACGCAGTATCGAGATTGAAGTGCTGAATAAATTCCGCAAATTAACAGATCGGCAGAAAGCCTACATAACCGCCAAAATAGAATTCGAGCTTGAGATGAAAGCCAAAGAAGAAGACCCTGCGAACATGTTGGATGTCCTGCTTCTGACAGGAAACATGGAAGATGGGATGGTTCTGGATTCCGCACATGAAGAGCATGTGTATTGCCCGGAATATATCAAGAAATACGGAGAGCGGCTGCACTGTGGCATCCGGATAACATCGAACCACTTACATCCCGTATATATCAAGGGCGACATCATCGGAATCTCGAAGCGGCCGCCCAGGGACGGTGATACATGCGTCCTGGTCAATAAAAAGAACGGGCGGGCGTACATCCGTAAATTTATCCAGTCGGAACCGTGCAGAATGGAGCCGATAAACGGGTATGGGGATATCATAACCATAGATCACAACAACCCGGACGAGATGAGGGAATGGGTTATATTTGGCGTGGTTATCACGGTTCTGCGCAGATAGGGGGAATCAATATGGCAGAGACAAAATATTGCAAACATTGCGGACAGGTTATTGACGCGGATTGTGTCGTGTGTCCGAAGTGTGGAAAGCAGGTTGAGGATCTTAAAACAGATCAGAAGAACGTTATTATTAATAACAACAACAGTAGCAGCGCATCCTCTTCTGCTTCTTCATCAGCAGCGGCAGCGGCGAGTGCAAGCCAAGGAGTATACGTCACAGGAAAACCAAAAAATAAATGGGTTGCTTTCTTCCTGTGCCTTTTTACTTTATGCGGACACAAATTCTACGAAGGAAAATTCGGAATGGGTATCCTGTACCTCTGTACCCTGGGGATTTTTGGAATCGGCTGGATTATCGACCTGTTTACGATTCTAGGAAAACCGAATCCGTATTATGTATAGATAATAAAAAATGGCCTAACAGACTGTGGCGCAATCTGTTAGGCCTTTCATAAGAGGTTACTCCCCGGAAGGAATAATCTAATGAACATGATTATGTTATCACACTTCCGGCGGCTTCGCAAGTGGAACGGGAAAATTTTCGATTTTTTTCGACTATTTTTTCCCGTCTGTTTGCGGCCGCTTTTTTGCACCCATTTTGCGCCGTCTCTGTGGCTTTTCCAGCCACTAAACGAAAGGAGCCTATAGATGGCAAAGGCGAAATATACAAAGCAAAAGAACGGGTATTTTCAAGCCCGTGTGTGGGATGGAAGTTATGTTGATGGAAAAAAGCACTACATCACGATCCGATCGAAGAAAAGCAGTAAGGATCTGGAAACAAAGGTGGCAGCCTACAACGACAAGATTAAGAACCTCGAAACCGTCCGAGACAAGAACATCCTGTTCCTGGACTACGCCGGGCGGTGGCTGACAGTCTACAAAGCCGAAGCGGCGAACAACACGAAGCGGATGTACCGGAACATCATCGAAAAGCATCTGCGGCAGATGGACGGCGTGCGGCTCTGCGATGTCCTGCCGATCCACTACCAGACAGTCCTTAACGACGCGGCCGGAAAGAAACGCATTCAGCAGCAGTTACAACTCACGTTCTCGCAGATCATGAAAGCTGCGGTGCATGACCGCCTGTATCCAGCCAACTTGCTCGAAGATCTCAAGGACGTGATGAAGCCAATCGACTACAAGGCAGATGAAAAGCGGCCACTGACCATAAACGAGAAAAAGGCGATGCAAGACGCTGAATTATCCCCATCTGATCGAATCTTTGTGGATATCTTGTACTGTACCGGATTAAGATGTGGAGAAGTGCTCGCCCTTACTCGGTTTGATATTGATTTTTCCGAAAAGATCATCAATGTGAACAAAGCAGTTGAATTTGATGATGCCGGAAAGCCGAGCATCAAAGAACCGAAATCGAAGAACGGATTCCGGCAGGTTCCAATTCCGCCGCAGCTCTATACGTCACTTGAAAGCTACGTGCGGTTTTGCATGAAAGGAACGCTTCTGTTTTCGATGCAGGGCGGCAAAATGGTGTCTAAATCCTCTTACCGCCGGAAGTGGGAAAGAATCACAAAGGAAATGAATAGAGTCGCCAAAAAGCCCGTCTGCGGACTCACAGCCCATATTTTCCGCCACAACTATTGTACATCGCTCTGCTACCAGATCCCGCGTATCTCGATCAAGAATATAGCGTCTCTCCTGGGGGATGACGAAGCAATGGTTTTGAGGATTTACAATCACATCATGCTGGAAAAAGAGGATACCGCCGGAGCGGTAGAAGCTGCTCTTTCCATGTGATACGAGGTGACACGAAAATGACACATTTACATTCCTCTACATTCCTCTACAATACCTTACTTTGATTTTCCGATAATTTCATTCCGACAACGTAAAAAGGCTGAAAACCCTAGTAAAATCAATGGTTTCCAGCCTTTTCAATTAGTGAAGCATCGGGGATTCGAACCCCGGACAACTTGATTAAAAGTCAAGTGCTCTACCGACTGAGCTAATGCTCCGTATACTTTTGCATCCAACTGGGCTAGCTGGATTCGAACCAGCGAATGCAGCAGTCAAAGTGCTGTGCCTTACCGCTTGGCGATAGCCCAATGTTTCGCCTTGCTGGCAGGGTGGATAAAGGGATTCGAACCCTTGGCCTCCAGAGCCACAATCTGGCGCGCTAACCAACTGCGCTATACCCACCATAATTACGACTTACAGTCTTTTTCACTATTTAATTTTAGTGAAGCGTGCTTGGAGGGATTCGAACCCCCGACCCACGGCTTAGAAGGCCGTTGCTCTATCCAACTGAGCTACAAGCACACAGCTTCTACAAAATTGTAGCAGCAAGCGGGTGATGGGAATCGAACCCACGTATCCAGCTTGGAAGGCTGGTGTTCTAC